TTTCAGGAGGTTGACTTCAAGGTAGTTGGAACAAGGCTTGTTCAAAAGAAAACAACAGGGGTCACATTGACTGGGTCAATGACAATTTATTATGGGACTCCAGAGTTTGTATTACTTGTTCAGAACTATTTGAAAACAGGTAAGCTCCCATATTTCACATTGCAGGTAACAAATGATGACCCGGCAACTTCTGTTGGTTCCCAAACTGTTGCATTTTACAATGTGAAACTCCAAAAGGTTCCGATTTCCATCTTGGATGCTGACTCGGATTTCTTGACGGAAGATGTTTCATTTAGCTTTACCAGCTTCGAGGTTCTACAGGCATTTAATGCCCCAGAACAGCTGGGCAACAACTAATATTTAGGAGGAGGAAGTTTTTATGAGTAAATTGAGTGCATTCTTGAAACCTGCAGTCGCAAGTGTTTCAAAGGAAGTTGTGGTATCTGAGCGATTCCTTGATGAAAAAGGAAAACCAGCAAAGATTACCATTAAGGCAATTACACAGGAAGAAAATAATAGATTGATTAAATCTTGTACCCGCACACAAAAGGATAAGGGGTCAGTATATGAAACCCTTGACAAAATCGGTTATCAGTCAAGGCTGGTTTTGGCTTGTGTTTCAGAACCTGATTTCTCAAGCAAGGAAATGTGCGATGCTTATGGGGTAGTTGACCCAGCATTGGTTCCTGCAAAGATG